GGAGGATGCGTTGTTTTTTCGTGTTTTTTTGAAAAATAATTAAGTGCCATGGCTCGGCTTAGAAACTTTGACGTGGAGAGGGCTGTCCGCGAAACCGGCCAGTCTAGGCGCACGGTTTATCGAAACAAAAAATCCGTTCAGGCCAAGCCTCTGGTCGACGCAAAAGGTGGGGGGCTGGATGCTGAAATCAAAAGACTTGAGGACCTGGCCGCCAGCCTCGGGGAAAGTGCAAAAGATGGCACCAGGGCGGACAGATCTGAACTGATCTCTAACTACACTAAGGTGGTCGAGGCCTTGCGCCGGATGAAGGGCGACCGGCCGGACATCGATAAGGCTGAAGGTACCATGGTTACCGTGGACGAAGCCGACAAAATACTGGCTGCGCGGGACAACGCGCTAGTCCCCCTACTTAAGGGCATGGCCAAGCGGCTGGCTCCTATCTGCGGCAACCGCCCGGCCGCCGAGGTGGAAGGCGAAATTGAAAACGAGGTTGGGCAAATTATGCGGCAGGTTGAGGCCGCGCTGTGACCAAGGCGCAAGCAGAACTCCGGCGGCGGGCCAAGGTCCGCTGGCATTATCAAAAACCGCCAAGCGTTATTGAGTGGGCGGAGCAAAGCATCTATCTGGATGGACGACTGACCGCTCGGCCCGGTCTTTACAGCACGACCTACACGCCATACGTGCGCGGGGTGTTGGAGGCCTTAACGGACCCTGGCGTCCATACGGTAACGCTTTGCTGGGGCAGCCAAACCGGAAAGACGCTGACGCTGGCGATCTGGCTGGCGTATCGGATCGCCAACGACCCTGCGCCAGCCCTACTGGTTATGCCCAACGCCGACCTTGCCCGCAGCTACAGCGAAACGCGGCTGACCCCAATCTTTGAAAAATGCAAACCGGTGCGGGCCGTGTTCCCACGCGACAGCGACGACTACAAGAACCTTGAAATGCAGTTTGCGACTATGACGTTGTCCTTGGTTGGCAGTAACAGTCCGGCCAATCTTAGCTCGCGTCCGATTTGCATAGGAGTCTTAGACGAATTGGATTCCTTTGCCCCCGCCGACGATAAAAACGCCAGCGCCTACAGCCTGGCGCTGGAGCGGACCAAGTCCTTTCCACAGCGAAAGCACGTCCTGACCAGCACACCTACGCTGGCCACCGGGGACATTTGGCAGAACTACATTGCGGGGACTCAGGAACTTTTTCACGTGCCTTGCCATGCCTGCGGCCACATGCAGCCGATGGAGTTCTCGCAAATGCGCTGGGACCAGGACGCGCGGCTGCCCGACGGCAAATGGGATCTGCGGCGAGTGTCCGAATCAGCGCACTACGAGTGCGAGTCCTGCAAGGCAAAGTGGGGCGAGGGTAACCGCAGGAAATCCGTGGAGCAGGGCAGGTGGGTGGCCGGCAATCCGGGCGCCGAGTCCGGAAGGCGCAGCATGCGCCTTCCGTCGTGGTACAGCCCGACCGTCACCTTTGCCGATGTTTGTAAAAAGTTCCTTACGGAAAAGCATTACCTGCACGGCCTGCAGGGGTGGGTTAATGGATGGGCCGCCCAGCCGTGGGACGATCAGTTTGATGACGACGCCAGTGTTCAGATTCCGGTTGGCGGCTTTGCCAAAAAGCAGCAGTGGCCGCAGGAGCACCTAAAACTTGCAGCCATCGACCGCCAGATTGACGGCTATTGGTTCGTCGTTCGTGCCTTTATGCCGGACGGATCCAGCCGGCTTTGGGACGAGGGGCACGTCAGAACCATTGAGGACTTAGCTCACCACCTTGACGCGCAAGGCGTCCGGCCCGAGCACGTTTGCATGGATTCAGGCTACGAGACGCAGGACAGCTACCGCATCTGCGCCCGTTACCGATGGACGGCAATCAAGGGGGAGGAGCGGGCCAATTATTTTATTGAAACGCCACGCGGCCGCATGAAATCCGTGCACAGCTCCCCGCAGCCGACCGACGCCGGTTGCATGCTGATCCTGTTAAGTTCGCCAGGATGCCAGGACCTGCTGGCTTGGCTAAGGCGAGGGCATGGGCCGCTTTGGGAAATTCCCCACGACGTTAGCCCGCAGTACCGCGAGCACATGTCCTCCCATAAAAAAGTTCACCGGATTAACCGCAAAACCGGCCGCGATCTTTACGAATGGGTGCGAATCAAACAGCGGCAAGATCACTTATACGACTGCGAAACCTACCTAGCCGGGTGGGCCGTGTACGGCCGCATCATTACGCCAACAGCTGCCAGCGAGGCTAGTTCCGCCCTGGGCGGGACAACTGCTGGAGAAGCACCGTCCGCTCCTCCTCGCTGATCGACTGGTCGTTAAGCCGCTCCAGAATCGCATGCTGCACCTCTAGTTGCGCGGCCTGCAGGCTGACGTCTCCCTCTTTTTTCAGGCGCAACGCCCGCCGCCAATCCCGGACCTGGATTCCCGCCCAAACGCAGATCAGCACAAAGATGGCAAAAACAGCCAGGACGTAGTTTGTGTCGTCACTGAAAAAGTCACTGATGGCCTGTAACACCGGGACCGTGATGTCTGTGATTTTCATGCCATTATTCTTGCCCCACCGTTGACACCTTCAAGCCTTTTCGATGGCCTCCTTTCCCCGCGCTCTCTCGCGGGCTGTTGCCCTCAACGAGCTCAAGTCAGCCTCGGGGGTCACGGCCTCCGCCATCCGTAGCCTGGAAACCATGCGCGACAACGCAATGACCGGCGTCGATTCCGGCCGCGCCGTCGTGGGCAGCTCCGCCGGCGGCCAGTCCGCCAGCTTTCAGATCGACCTCAAGCCCTCCGACCGCGTGGTCCTGTTTCAGGATGCCATCGATTTCCTTAACGGAGCCCGCGTCTCCCGCACCACCGGCGCCTTTACCAATGTCTACGACTCCTAAAAAACTTTCCCTCGTCGGCCGCATCGGGGCAGGGGTGAAGGCCTTTGCCGCCGGCTACGGTGCCGGCATCTCCACGTTTCAACCCTACGAGGGTGCCGGGTTCTCCCGCAAGCGGCCCATCATCTACGGCGCCCACGCCCGCGATTCCAAGATCGACCTGAACGAATCCACCCGGACCGAGCTCCTTAAGCTGGCCCGCCACATGTACCGCAACATCGGGATCGTCAAAGGCGCCGTCGACTCCATCGCCGCCTACTCCATCGGGCCCGGCCTGCGCCCCCAGTACCGCGGCACCGACGGCGAGTTCGGCCAGCTGGCCGAGGCCTACTGGCGCGACGTCATCGCCCCGGCTCCCGAAGTCACCGGCCGCATGACCTGGACCGATCTCCTCATGGCCCTGTCCCGCTCCATCGACATCGACGGCGACGTCTTTGTCGTCATGACCGATTCCGGAAAACTGCAGGTGGTCGAGGCCCACCGCGTCTGCGAGGGCGACGATTACGGCACCACCGACGGCGTGTTCCTAGGCAAGCTAGGCGAGCCCACCGCCTACCTCATCGAGGCCAACGACAATTACCGCAAGCTCGCCGCCGACCTCGTCATCCACCTCATGGAGATCGAGCGGCCCGACCAGATCCGCGGCGCGTCCGGCCTGTCCCGCGCCCTCAATCACCTCCGCGATCTCAAACTCGTCACCGAATTTGAAAAAGACGCGTTGAAGGTGCAGAGCTCCATTGCCGCCGTCATCACCAGCCATGAGGGCGACCCGCTGGCCAACACCGGCGGATTCTTCGGCAAGATCCAGGCCCGCGATTCCGAGAACGATGTCGCCCGCGAGGAGATCACCAGCTCCGCCAACATCCCGCGCCTGGCCCCCGGGGAAAAGATTGAGAACCTTGCGCCGTCCCGCCCCGGATCCAGCTTTGAGCCATTCGCCAAGTTCCTTATCCGCGACATCGCCCTGGGTCTGAATCTTCCGCCCGAGTTTGTCTACGACCCCGCGTCCGTCGGTGGGGCCGGCATGCGTTTCGTGGTGGCCAAGGCCCAGCGCCGGTTTGAGCAGCGTCAACGCCTGCTCATCGACCGCTTCTGCAACAAGGCCTGGCGCTACTTCATCGCCCGAGCCATCGCCGCCGGGGATCTGCCCGAGGTGGAGGACTACGACCGCGTCTCCTGGCAGACGCCCAAGAGCCTTACCGTGGACGCCGGCCGCGAGGCCATGCAAGCCCGCGAGGACTACAAGGCCGGCCTGTCCACCTTGCAGGACTACTTCGGTGAGCTGGGCTTGGACTGGCAGGAACAGATCGAGCAGATGGACCGCGAGAAAAAGTTTATTGCCGCACTGAGCCCGGCTCCCAAACAAGCGGCTGTTTCCGATGCCGGGCAAGGGGAGCCAAACGCCCAGCCCGAGCCCGTGCAGACCCCGGCCGCCCCGGAGGAGCTCGTGGCCAACGTGACCGAGACCGTCGCCATGCAGGCCAAGGTGGAAGTGCTGCCGGCCAAGACCGAGGCCTTTACCATGAAGGACGATCCGGATTACCAGCTTTCCGACAAGGAGCTGGACATGGTCACCAAGGCCGTCGGCCTAAAGAACAAGCCCGCCAAAAAGAAAAAGTGATTCGGCTGGCGCTGGTCTGCCTGCTTTTTGCCGGGTGCGAAAAACCAAAAAACATCTCCACCGGCCTGCCTGCCTATTCCGACATGGGCGCCGCGGCCGACGCCGGACAAACCCCCAGCCATTGACATTTTCGTGGCCCGTATGGCCACCAAGCTCAACAACGTCTCCATCCTGACGGCCGGCGAGGCCAAGGGTCACAACCTCCTTATCGACGACACCAGCCTGCAGCAGGCCCTGGCCGTCGCCCAGTCCATGGGCCGGATCAAGGTCACCAACGGCCACGGCGCCCAGCAGGTCATGGACATCCTGGGCTACGTCGAAAACTTCAAGATCCAGGGCAACCGCCTGCTCGGCGACCTGACGCTGCTGGATAACGACAAGGCCAGCTACGTGGCCAGCCTGGCCAACATCATGCCCGACCAGTTCGGCCTCAGCCTGACGTTCTCCGGCGTGCCCGAGGACAAGGAGGACGGCTACCGCTACGCCCGGGTCACCGAGATCTACGACGTCTCCGTGGTCACCACCCCGGCCGCCAACCCCGCCGGCATGTTCAGCGCCTTTTCCCGTCTACCAGTTGACACCTTTTCAAAACCTCAAATGGACACACCCATTGTGGAAACGAAAAAAGAGGAGCTGAGCGCCCCCGCTCCGGCCCCCGAAATTAAGGCCGAAACCCCCGCCGTCGCCGCGACGGAAGCCCCCAAGGCCGAGCTGGCCGAGGCGCCCGCCGCCGAGGCACCCGCTCCCGCCGTGGAAACCAAGGCCGCCGAGCCCACCCTGGGCGACATCGCCGGCATGCTGGCCGAAATCCTCGGCTACATGAAAAAGGACGTGGTCGAGGACGCCGTCGAGGACATGGGCGCCAAAAAGGACGAGAAGTCCGAGATGGCCGCCCAGCCCGTCGAGGAAAAAACCCAACTTTCAGAAAAGGTCGAGAAGGATGCCGCGGGTGCGGCGCCCGTCCCGGCCCAACACGCGGACGCCAAAGTGTCGCGCGCCGAGATCCTCACGCAGTTCAACCAGGAGAAAAACCACGCCAAGCGCGTGGAGCTTCTCCGCAAGCTGGGCGTCTAACGCCCGAAGGACAATAACATGGCCAACACACTCGGAACGACCAATGCCAATGTGATCGCCCAGCGCGCGCTGGAGATCCTGGTTTCGGATTACTCGTTCCTCCGCAATAGCGTCACCGACTTCTCCGACTCCGCGGCGAAGTTCAACGCCTCCATCTACACCCACCGCGTCAGTGCCCTGACGGCCCAAGACTACAGCCAAGCCAATGGCTACGTCGCCACCGCCGCCACGCAGACCGACGTGCAGATCACCCTGGACAAATTCAAGCACGTTTCCTACGACGTGGACGACCAGGAGCGCACCACCTCCAACATCAACCTGATCGAGCGTTTCGCCGGCGCCGCCGCTCACGCCCTCGGGTTGCAGATGG